ATCTACGACGAGGCGGGCGTCCTGATCGAGGAGGGGACGGAGGTCACGATCACGGACGGGCAGGCCCCGTCCTGGGTGGTGCTGCCGGTCCCCGACTTCACGGAGAGCCCCGTCCTGATCGGGGTGCATGTCGGCGGCGCGGATCGCGCTGCGCGCATGTGGGGCGAGGATCTCGCCGCCCAGCAGGTCAACTCCGTAACGAACCCGCGGCTCGGGGTCGACGACGCGGATTGGGGCTACACGAGCACCGGCACGAGTATGTCCTCGTCTCGGGTGACGAACGATCCGGGTGTCGGGGTTACCAGTGCGGTCTGCTTCGAGGTCACCGGCACGATGGCGGCTGGCAACCAGATCCAGGCGGGCTGGCATGTGGGGACCGCGGGCGTCGGGCGCTGTGTGATCCCGGTGACGCCGGGGCAGTCGGTGGCGGGCGCCATCGCGGCGAAGGTACAGGCAGGCACATTCACGAGCCTCTCGTTCGGGCTGCGCTGGGTTGATGCCAGCGGCGTGTTCGTATCGGACTCCACGATCGACACGCAGTCCTCCCCGCAGTTGCAGCGCTGGCACATCGGTTCGGGAGCGGCGACCGCACCCGCCGGGGCAGCGTTCGTCATCGTCTTCGCGGTCGCTGGCGGTGCGACAGCCGGGACCGGCACGCTGCGCGTGACCGACGCGACGATCGTCCTCGATGCGACCACGGATGTCGGGCTCATCAACGGTGCGATGCTCGGCGGCTCCTGGGACGGCACCGCGGAACAGTCCGCGAGCCGTGGTCGCTACGTGCGGGTACAGGAGATCCAGAACCCGTCTCCCTCGATCGACGGTCGCGGCTGGGCGAGCAACGCCTTCTCAGGGGACACCGTCACCTCGGCGCGTGCGCGGGTCGCGGACGGCACCGGCCCGGCGGGCACGGGGTTCGTGATGTCGGCGACCTACACGCTCGACACGGGCACCCCGGCCGCCAACTCCCAGCTCTACGCGCCGGGCGTCGGCGGTGCGCTCACGGAGACGTACGCGATCCCCGCGCACGAGGGCCGAGTCGTGCGGGCGCGCGGTGCAGCGAAGGTCGACAACGTGCCCGCGGGGATGAACCTCTACTTTCTCATCGGCTTCTACAACGCGGCTAGCGGTGGTTTCGTGGGGCAGGCCACGACAACTACGATCACCCCGACGGCCGGGACGTGGCACCAGTTCACGCGGGACGCAACACTGCCCGCGAACGCGAATCATGTCTATTTTGCGGTCGGTGTGGGCGGCACCGTGCCCGGTGGCGGCGTCGTCGAGTTGCGCGCCGATCAGTTCTCGGCGTACCTGGAGAAGGACACGTCCGGACCGGCGGTCGAGTACCACACGGGCGACGATCCGGGCTGGCAGTGGGAGGGCGGCGCGTACGACTCGCCGTCTGTATATGTCCTCGTCCCCGAGTGGCTGGACACCTACTCGGGGGGCGCTCGGCCCGACTTGCAGCTCACGACCGGCGCGCTGGAACTGCCAACGGACAAGCTGGGCCTGGCCGCGGTCACGGACGCGTCCGTCCCGAGCCCGCCGCACATCGCGAGCGACGCCACCGGGACGGGCTCGGCGAGCGCCGCCGTCACGGCAGCCCCGCAGCTCGTCCCGTCAGCGACCGCTATCGCGTCGGCAAGCGCGACCGTCCAGGCGACGGCGCGGATCTCGTCGACCGCGCCCGCGACGGGTGCCGCGAGCGCCACGGTCACGGTCACGCCGCGCGTGGCCCCGTCATCTGTCGCGACGGGCGCGGCAGCGGCAACGGTCATGGCTGCCACCGCGGTCGCCCCGACCGCGGCTGCGACCGGCGCGGGATCGGCCTCCGTACTCGTCACGCCCCGGGTGACGCCGACGGCCGCGGCCACTAGCGCTGGCGCGGCTTCCGTCACGGCAGCGTCAGCGGTCACGCCGTCCTCGGCGGCGGTCGCTACCGGGACGGCCACGGTGTCCGCAACGACGGCGCTCGTGCCGTCGGCTGCCGCTACGGGCACGGGGGCCGCGACGGTCACCGCGACGCCCCGGGCCGCCCCGACGGCCACCGCAACCGCGAGTGCGTCGGCGACGGTCACTGCCACGACCGCCCTCGCGCCGTCCGCCGCCGCCTCCGGGGCTGCGAGCGCCACGGTCATGGTCCAGGCCCCCGTGGTCCCGAGCACGGCTGCCACGGCCTCTGGTGCGGCAGCAGTGACGGCAGCGACCGCGCTCACGCCGTCCGGGGCGGCGGCGGCCGCCGCCACGGCGTCCGTGCTCACGCTCGCGATCCTCACTCCCACGGGGACGGGCACCGCGACCAGCTCGGCGACGGTCCTGGTCACGCCCCGGGTCACCCCCACCGGTGCGGCGACCACGAACGCCTCAGTGGCACTGACCGCCGCAGTGTTGCTCGCCCCGACCGGCATCGCGACGGGCGCGGCCAGCTCGACGATCTTCGCGATCCCCAGGGTCACCCCGACCACGGCGGCGCTCGGGTCGGCATCCGTGGCGTTCCAGGTCCCCGGGTTCGCGTTCTTCTCGCCGTCAGCAACCGCCCAGGCGTCCACGAGCGCCGATGTGCGCGCGCTCCTCCTACTGACCGCGACGGCCGCTGCCACCGGCACCGGATCGGCGGCGGTGAGCGCGCCCGTCCTGATGCAGCCGACGGCCGCCGCGATGGGAGCGGCGTCCGCGCTCGCAACTGTCGCCCAGGCGATCACTCCGAGCGCGGCGGGGGCGGCCACCACCACCGGTGCGGTACGGGTGCCCGTACTGCTGACCGCGGCGGCGGCCGGGGTCGCGACCGGCGACCTTGACCTGTTCGTCCCCGGGATCGCGCTCATCACCGCGGAAGCGACCGCCGAGAGCGCCGCCGTCGCGGTCGTCATCACCACCGTCCCGATCGGCGCGACCAGCACGGCCAGCTCGGGGGCCGCCGCGAGCTTGCTCACGACCGCGCGCGTTGTGGCATCCGCCGTCGCCGTCGCGGGCGCCTCGGGGACGTTCGTGTTCACCACGACCGTCATCCCGAGCACCATGGCCGTGAGCGCGGCCAGCGCGTTCGTCGGGACCCCGCTCGTCATCGGCACCCTGGAGCAGGCCGGGCTTCTCGCCAGCTCCAGGCACGGCCGGATGGAGCAGGCCAGGCCCGGCAGGGTTCTCGGGTAGCCCGGCTGTAGCCTCAGACCATGGGACTCGTCCGCACGCTCGTCGGCTTCGTGCCCCTCCGGCGCAACGACGGGATCCCGTGGTCAGAGGTTGACGTTGAGCAGGGCCTCACCCCCCGGGACGGGCCGTGGGTGACGATCGACACGCAGGCCCTCTCGCCGCTCGACGCCGACCCGTGGGAGCCCGCGGCGCGCACCGTCACCACGACGGAGGCCACGGGGGACGACGGCCCCTGGTTCCGGCTGCGCTTCCGGGACGCCGACGACAACGTGGACATCACGGAGAGCGTCGCCCTCACCGGCGAGGGAGTGCTCCTCCCGCCGTCAGCGGAGGACGTCAGGTCGCGCTCGAAGCTCCTCCAGGAGCGCTACCCCGCCGACCCGTTCGATGCGGACGTGGAAGCACAGCTCCGTGAGGTTGTCGCGGACGCCACCGCGCTCGTCGAGCAACTCACGTGCCGGACGATGGACGACACGGTCCCCGACAACCTTCAGCGGGTCGCGTTGCGCGCGATCGTCCTCAAGAGCGAGCAGATCGGGGAGATCAGCTACTCGGCGGCCACCGTCCGGGCCAGCGCGAACCGGGGGCGCCTGCGTTCGATCTCCGCCGGGTCATGGTCGGAGAGCTACTTCGGGCCGACGGACGCCCAGGCCGCGAAGATGCTCGACCCGAACCCGTACCTGCACGAGGCGCTGTGGGCGCTCGCCACTCCCGAGTGCCGCGAGTCATGGCTGGCGCTATGGACCGGTGTCTTCGCGCCCGCAAGCGCCGTCCAGTCGCCCGACTGGTTCCCCGAGAGCCAGTCCGGGCATGGCGGCTACGGCGGCGAGTTCGGCACGTCCTGGACCCCGTGGTGGCACTGACATGCCTCTCGCCGACATCCTGTCGGACACCGTCACGCCGATCCGCACGAACGCGACCGGCGTGTGGATCGAGGGAGAGCGCGACGAGGTAGAGGTCCCGGGGACACCGTTCCTGGCGTTCTTCGATCCGCCCTCCGACCAGGAATCCAACCGCAAGGGCCGCCGGGTCGCGGAGCCCACGATCATCTACATCGAGGGGGCGCTGCGCGCCGAGGACGTCGTTACGCTGGCGGCACCACGACTCGGCGGGTTCTGGGATGGGCGGTGGCAGGTCAACGGTGATCCTCAGCCATTCGGGCCTCCGTACGACACGCCCGTGGGCTACCAGGCGAGGCTCCGAAGGGTGGATGACTAATGGGCTTTAGGCGCTTCCAGCAACACCACGTGCACACGCATCGGTTCGTGGAGATCCACGAGGAGGGCTGCCCAGAGGAGCACTCGGGGCGCCTGTGCGCCATCACGTGCACCTGCCCCCAGGTGGGCATGATCGAGATGCTCGGCTGCGGAAGGAACATCGCGCCGCACACCTTCCAAGATGTGCTCATCTACGCCGTTCGCGAGGCGAACGCGGGGATCACGAAGTACCGGCGCGAGCTGGGCGTCTGATGGGCTGGACCTCGTCCGCACCGATCGCGGATATGTTCGAGGTCGAGTCGATCAACGCGTGGGCCCGCCGGACCGCTGACCGCTGTGAGCGCCGCCTCGTCGATCTCGTGAAGGGCTTCACGCCGGTCGCGGAGCCCCACCCTGATGATGAGCGCGACGGTCGCGAGCCCGGCGATCTGCGCGACTCGTGGGAGAGCGAGGTCGACGTCTTCAGCCAGGACCACTTCCGGGTGACCGTCTTCACCCGGGACCGGATCGCTCCGCACGTCGAGTATCCGACGAGGCCACACATCATCCGACCCCGCACCGCGAGCGTCCTGCGCTTCTGGGCGGGCGGCCAGCTCATCTTCGCCCGCGAGGTGATGCACCCGGGGACCCAGGGCGCCTTCATGCTGCACAAGGCGCTCGACGTGATGCGCGCCGAGTGGCGAGTCATCGCGCGCGAGGAGCTGGCGCGCATCTCCGCCCGGGTCAACTAGCGATGATCTGTCGACCAGAGTGGCTTCGCCGCCTCCACCTGGTCCTGACAGTCGCGTGGTTCGTGATGGTCCCGGTGGCGGTGGCGACGGGATGGATCGGCAGCGTCGTATTCGTCGGGGCGTGCTCGATCTACGCGAACGCCGTCGGGCACTTCAGCGCGTGGCAAGCCAGCCGCGCCGAGACAGAGGGGTAGGAATGGTCGACGTGTCGCAGGTCAAGCTCCCCACGTTCGGGGATCCATGCTGCGGACGCTGCGGGCGCAAGCTCGCGAGGGTCCTGGAGCGAGGACGGTGGGCGCTCGACCATCACTGCAACCCGGCGCGGGACACGGTCGTGCAGGACGAGCGCCTGGATCGTGAGAAGCTGCGCGTGTGAGCGCGCACGCCTCCGTCCACCGGTCCCTTCGGCGCTGGGTGAGCATCCTCCTCGGGGAGACGTGGACGATCCGGATGGAGGAACGCGGCCTCGTCGTCCCCGACGACAAGCGCCCGATGGGCAACGTCATCCCCGTGCCCGGTGCCACTTCCCAGACGCTCTTTGCGCGCGCAACGATCCCGCAAGGCGATGTCCAGCGCGGGCAGACGTTCGCGATCACGCTCTACCCGACGACGACGGGGGACGCTCGCGAGTGCCGGAACCGCGCGACCCTTCTCGCCGAGGCGCTCGATGACGCGGTCGTCTCCGGCGTGAGCTACGCCGATGTCGACCCGGCGGAGGAGTACAGCGTCAGCCCTCCACTCCGGCTGCCGTTGTGGGACTACGCGGGCGTGCCCGTAACCGGCGCGAGCCGCGCGGGCCCCGCGGACCCGGTCGGGTGGATGGAGGCCGAGGACATCTCCGTCCAGGCGATCCCGGACCCCGAGGATGACAAGCGCTGGACGGTCGTCTGCACCGTGCGGCTGACGTGGTGGGATGGTGGCCGCTCCCGGGAGCTGCCGACGGCGCCGCCGGACGTCGAGTCGATCCCGCCGACGTTCGAGGCTGTAATCTGAGCGCCGGGTAGCGCCAGCTCCCGTGCCATCATCGAGAGCCCCCACATCGGGGGCTCTCGTCGTTGGGGCGGCGTTCGCCATCGCCCAGGGGCCAGCCGTAGCATCGGGTCCGAGATGGCCGACGACAAGCCCCGCGCCCAGCCTGAGCCCGAGCGGCTCCCCGAGTCTTATTGGGTCGAGAACCCCCACCTGCTTCGCAAGGCCGCTGGCGGACGTGTCTCGCAGCACGCCATCGCCGGGGCGCTCGGATCCCATCAGCGCAAGACGCACTCCCCGGAGGAGGCGGAGGCACTGGTGAAGGAGTTCCTGAGCCGCGAAGTCCAGGCCGAGCCCGCCCAGGAGGACTAACGTGCCGACCACGGTCTTCAAGCCGGATCGGCCCGGCACCACGATCAAGTTCATCGGGCAGGCGCTCCCGCTCACGCTGCCGTCGCTCGGCTCGATCGTTGCGGTCCCGCTCGTGCACGATTGGGGCCCGAAGAACGAGCCGGTTCTCGTCACCTCCCCGCTGGAGTTCGACGCGCAGTACAGCTCCAGCGACACGGCCGGGCGCCGCGCCGTCACGATGGCCTTCAACGGCATGGGCGCGCTCGGCGGGGGCGCCGGTGGCGTCGTCGCCGTCCGCATGGTCGGCTCCACCGGGGCGAAGGCGACGCTCACCCTCACGAACGCGACGCCCGCGACCGGGCTCACGCTCACCGCGAAGTACGAGGGCACGTTCGCTCATCGCCTGACCGTCAGCGTCGCCGACTATCCCGGGGACACGGCCCGCGAGGTCCTGACGATCTACCTCGACGGCAACCAGATCGAGCGCTACATCTACGCGAACGCCGGGATCACCGATCTCGCCGCGCAGATCAACGCGCAGTCGAACCTGGTGACCGCTGTCGCGAACGTCGGCGGCGTCGCACTCGCCGTCACCACGCCCGGCTCGCCTCCGGCGATGACCGGCGGCAACGACGGTACGACCCTCACGGGCACGGAGTGGACGGCGGCGCTCACGGCGCTGGAGTTCGAGCGCTTCTCGGTCCTCGCGCCGTACAACCTCACGGACTCCACGATCCAGACCGCGACGCTCGCCTGGGTGCGCGCGATGGAGACGGCCAACCGGCCGGTCCGGTGGATCACCGGTGGCCTGGCGGCGGAGACGGTCACGACCGCGGTCACGCGCTCCACGTCGCTCGCGGATCCGCACGTCATCAACCTCGGCGTCGGCACCTACCACGACGAGCTTCTCGACCGTGACCTGTCGACCGCTGAGCTGGTTCCGCGGATCGCGGGCGCGCTCGTCGCGCTCGGAGATGAGCGCGCGCTGACGTTCGCTCGGATCCCGGGGCTCACGACGGTCGCGGACACGGCGCCCGACAACGCGGAGATCATCGACCTCATCCGCGGCGGTGTCACGACGTTCTCGCGGGCGACCGCGCCGGACGCCGACATCAAGGTGGAGAAGGGCCTGACGACGTTCACGAACCGCGCGGACGCGGCCCGGCCGTACGAGATCTTCTCGGATCCCCGCCTGGTCGGCGTGATGGACTCCTACATCCGCGAGATGAAGGAGTGGGGGGACATGACGATCATCGGTCGCCCCGTCAACCAGTCCTCCAGGGACGCGGTGCAGATGCAGGGCCGCAAGCTCCAGGATGACCTGGAGGAGCGCGGCCTCGTCGTCGCTGGCACGTCATTCATCGACGTGAAGGACACGTCGAATGATCCGTTGCTCAGGGACTCGATCCCGTACGACTTCGGCTGGCAGTTCGCCCACACGACCAACTACGTCTTCGGCAACGGCCGGGTGATCTGACATGCCGATCGGAACTGGACCTCTCGCCAACCTGCCGGGCACCGCCCGGCGTCAGGGGCGCGGCGGCACCGTGTACCGCGACGGCCTGATGCTCGGCAACGTGATCGCCGTGGATTGGGACGTCGAGGCCGAGGCCGAGGACGTCCTCATCCCCGGCCGCTGGCAGACGGAACAGATCGCCGGTGGCGAGTCGCGCCGGTTCACGCTGCGCTATCAGGACGTGGACGACGGCTTCCGTCTCCAGGTGTGGCGGTTCTTCGAGGCGCGGCGCCAGGGCGACTTCACGTCCCAGCCCCCGACGTTCGATCTCCAGACGAACCTCGTCGGCGGCCCCGTGGAGACGCGGTGGGCGCTCATCGGCTGCCAGATCTTCGGCTACTCCGGCGGCTACTCGAATGAGGACGGGGTCCTCGTCCGGGAGGTCACCGGCAGCTTCCGCTCCGACAAGCCGCTCCAGGCGTTCACCTACACCGACGGCGGCGTTTCGGTCACCTCCGGCTAGGTCGACCGTCATGCTCGTGGACTTCGAGCGGGCATGGCTCGACCTGAAGGCGGAGCTGGACGGCAAACAGGGCATCGGCGTGGACCGGTTGCTCGCGCTGATGGCACGTCTCGAAGCCCGGCACCGCCTCGACGAGTCGCTCGCCGAGGAGGCGCTGCGCCTGTACGGGGTGCAGCTCTCGCAGGACCTTCGCGCGCTGGCGCGAGGGGATCACGTGACCCTGACGGTCACCGCGCCCACTCCCGACGCGTGGGCATCGCCCAGGGTCGGGATGGCGTCACCGTCGCATCCGACGATCCAGGAGGATCTCGATGACCGCAGTCCCGAAGCCCACGCAGGATCCCGCGGCTGACCTCACGCCTGACGCGCCGGACGCGATGAAGGACGCGGCGCGCGGGAAGGAACCGAAGACCAGGGGTGCGGAGCTGTCCGCCGTCGACTACCTGCTGGGCCCTGTCCGGAAGATCGTCGAGGACGTCGAGGTCCTCTACTACACGCCGGTCGGCGAGGCCAAGCTGACATGGCGCGTGCACTCGCTTCTCGGGGAGGAGATCGAGAAGTGGGAGCGCGAGTGCGTTGAGGGCGAGGGCGCCGACCAGCGGATCAACGAACGCCGGTTGAGCGCGATCCTCGTCGCGAACGCGACGGTGCACATCGAGGACGAGTCGGGCAAGAAGACGAAGCCGACGGACGAGGACTTCCGCCGCACCCCGAGCGGGGACATCAACCCGTCGGCGGCTGACGCGTTGCGTGGCCGTTTCGGCGAGCAGGAGGGCGTCCTCATGTATCTCGCGCAGCACATCCGCCGGATCTCCGGCTGGTCCCCGGACCGGGTCGGGAACGCGCAGCGCGTCCTGGTGAACGCGACGGGAAACTGATCGCGGCCCGCGGGCTCATGTGGAGCGCCTACGTCAACTGGAGGTTCCGCGGGATGCGCCCGCACGTCTCCGTGTTCGGGCTGGGCGCCCCCGAGCCTGACGGGCTGCGTGAGGAGGCTGTGCTGCACGCGTTCGCGCTCGAAGCGGGCCGGAGCGAGTCGGCGGCCAGGGAGATCGCGGAGGCGCTCCCGATGATGATGAGCCTGGGGGCGATGGGTGCCTGACGGGACCGTCACCGGCGTTCTCGAAGTTCGCGCGGGCCCCGCCACCAGGAGCCTGCGCACCTTCCGGCTGGAGGGTGAGCGTGCCGACCGGACGCTGACGCATCTCGGGGAGCAGATCGACCGCACCTTCGGTCCGACGGGGCTCGCGCAGATCAGGGCGTACCGCCGCGAGATCCAGGGCCTCAACCGCGACCTGCGTGAGACGGTCGCCCTGTTGCGCGGCACGAACCAGCGTGTCGGCGGGGGAGTGGGTGGCGCTGTCGGTGGTGCCGTGAGTGGTGGCCGTTCCGATCGCCGCGTCGGTGGCGGTGGCGGCGGTGGCGGCGGGGGCCGGGCCGCGGTGCGCACGATCAACGCGGGCCCGTTCACGTTCGACGCTCGCGCTGTTCGTGGCGCGACTCTGCTGGCGCTCCCGGCCGTGAATCAGCTCGGCGGCGCCCTGGTGGCGCTCGGAGCGAACGCGGCCTCGGCCGCTGGCGGGCTGACGGCTGTCGGCGCGGCTGCCGGTGGTGCGGCGCTCGGCGCGATCGGCGCGATGGCAGCGGCCACCGCGGGGCTGGGTGACCAGCTCGACAACGTCCGCAAGGCGCAGGAGGAGGTCAACCGCGCGGTCCGGGAGCATGGCCGGGCCTCGAAGGAGGCGGCGGTCGCCCGGCGCGAGTTCAACCGCCAGCTTGGCCTCGCGCCGACCGGCACCCGGAGCCTGTTGCGTGAGCAGACGCAGCTCCGGCAGACCTTCGGGCTGGCCGGGACCCGCCGGGCGGATCCGCGGATCAACTCGGCGCGCGCGGGTGCCGTCAGGACCGCTCGTCTCGCGACGCGCACCGCGACCCGACTGGCCCCGACGATCGGGCGGGCGGCGACCCGTGGCTTCCGTGCTACGAACCGCGAGGGCCGCCGGGCGTCGGCGTTCGTGACGGGGAGCACCGGCCAGCGGTTCTTCGGGCAGTCCGCCGGGATCTACGACGAGAACCTCCGCAGCATCCGGCTCGCGGCGCAGTACGCGGCGGAGGGCTTCGTCAACGTGCAGCAGGCGGCCCGCCCGTTCATCCGGGAGGGGACCGCCTTCATCGCGGAGTGGACACGCGGCTGGGCGACGAACACGCGTGACATCGGCCGCACCCGTTCGGTGATCGGCGCGATGGTCGACGATCTGCGCACCTGGGGGCGTCTGGGTGGCGCGGCGACGGACTTCGTGCTCGCGGTCGGGATGGCCGGTCGACAGCCGGGAGGCGGGCTCCTGGAGAGCGCCACGCGGTTCCTGGACAGGCAGACCGCCCTGATCCGGTCCAACCCGCAGCAGGTCCGCGACTTCTTTGATCGGGCGGTCAACTCGACGCGCGACATCGCGGCGGGCATGTTCCAGATCGGCCGGGCGCTCGCCCGGATCGGCAACCAGCTCGTGCCGCTCCTCGACAAGGCGTCGCAGTTCGTCACGCTCCTCGGCAACGCGGGGCTCCTCACGCCGGGCGTGGGCGCGCTGGCCCTGGGGGCTTTCCGTGGGGCCCGCGGGGGCGCAGGCGGCGGCGGAGGGGGCGTGGGCACCCTTGCCGCGGGGGCGGCCGGTGTGGCAGCGGGCCGCTTTTCGCGTCGGGGTGGCGCGACCCCGACGCTGAGCGAGGAGCGCGCCCGGCGTCTTCAGGCCGTCTCGATCGGCGGCGCTGTTGTCGGGACCGGCGGGGCGGGCGCCGTGTCGCAGCTCGGTCGTCGCGGGCGTGGCCTCGGACGTCTGGGCGGGATCGCGGGGAACGCGGCCCGGGGCGCTGGCCGCGCGTTCTGGCCGGTCGCGCTCGGGATGGGCGCCCTGGACTTCGTCGGGACCCAGGGCCCGCTCGACCAGAAGCTCCAGGCGGTCCTGTCCGGCCTGACGCTCGGGGCCGTCCCCCGGCCGTCGAGCCGTGAGCAGATCGGGGATCGTGTCAGCAACCGTGCCCGGGACATCGCGGGGCAGGGCCCGAACGCCGCGGCGCAGCATGTCGCGCGCCTCACGCGCGAGCTGAATGCGCGCACCCCGACCCGGCGCGTCGAGAACGCAGCGGGCGCGTACACGACCGGCGGGGACCGTGTTGCGTCCGGAGCCCGCCAGCGCGAGATCCAGGCGCTCCTTCGCGAGCTGCGTCCGCTCGCCGCCCGCCAGCGCGAGGCGGCCGGTGGGGGCCGGGCGGCGGACCTGATCGAGGCGTTCGGGATCCGCCAGAACGCGGGCACGAAGCGCGGCGGCGGGATGCGCCAGGCGCGCTCGAATCTCATCACCGACTTCCGCAGCACGTTCCGCGACGCCACCCGGGAAGGCCAGCGCGGCCTCGCGGCCGGGGTCGCGCAGTGGACGGCCACGATGGATGACGGCAACGCGAAGATGCGCCGCACCGCGCGCGAGACGCGTTCCGCGATCGTCGCGGAATACCGCCGGATGGGGAAGTCCGTCGCGATCGTGAACGGCCAGATCCTCACGGGCAGCCGCGAGGAGTGGGGGCAGATCCGCGAGGCGATGTCCTCGCGCGCCGAGAAGGCCCGTCAGGAGGTCACGCGCGCGTTCACCGCCATCCAGCGCGAGGCGGTCGGCTCCCTCATCGCGATGGGCTTCACGCGCCGGGAGGCGGGGCGGATCGTCCGGCAGAAGGAGGCGGGCGGCCGGTCGAACGAGGCCGCGAACATGCGCGTAGCGGCGGGCCCGACGTCGAACCTGAATCGTGGGCCTGGCCGATCCGACATCGCGCAGCGTCGAGGCAGGGGCGGGGATGGCATCGGCCGCACCCGCGCGCCCCGCACCGGCGACGGCCCGGGCTCCCCGGGCCTGATGGGCGCCAACGCGAACCTCGGCCCGTACGCCGCTATCGCCGCCGAGATGGGCCTGCATGTCGTGTCGGGTCTGCGCCCCGGTGCCGTGACCAGCTCGGGGAACACGAGTCACCACGCGTCCGGGCACGCGCTCGACATCGCCGGGCCCCCCGCCTCGATGATGCGCTTCGCGCAGTACATGGCGTCGCACTACGGGCCCGGCCTGGAGGAGCTGATCTACAGCCCGTTCGGGGCCCGCCAGATCCACAACGGCCAGCCGCACGTCTACACCGGCCAGGTCGTCGCCGACCACTACGACCACGTCCACGTCGCGGACGTCAACCCGGCCGGTGGCAGCGTCGGCGGCGCTCGTGCAGCCGGACTCGCCGGGGCGGCGGCGGGCGGCATCAGCCTCCGGCAGCGCTCCTCCCAGATCCCCGGCGCCCCGGGCGCGCTCTCCACGCGGGCGCAGCGCGCCTACGCCCGCGGGCTCCAGATGAAGGTGAACGCCGCGACCGGCGGCCTCGGCGTCGCCGGGCCGATGGATGCGCTGTCCGGCTTCACGGGTGGCGGCGGCGACAACCGGGCGCTCGGGCGGCGCATGATGATCGCCGCGGGCTGGGGCATGGATCAGTGGTCCGCGCTGAATGCGCTGTGGACAGGGGAGTCCGGCTGGAACGAGAAGGCGCTCAACCCGTCCTCCGGCGCCACGGGGATCCCGCAGTCACTTCCGGGCTCGAAGATGGCGAGCGCCGGGCCGGACTGGCGGACGAATCCCGCGACCCAGATCAAGTGGGGCCTGGGCTACATCCGTGAGCGCTACGGCTCCCCGTCGGCGGCGTACGCGGCGTGGCAGGCCCGCTCGCCGCACTGGTACGGGAAGGGCGGCCGGGGCACGTACGGCAGCCCCCAGCTCATCGGGGTCGGCGACAACCAGCCGTCAGGCGGCGTCGAGGACGTCAACGTCACTCGGCGGCGGCGCACGTCGAAGATCAAGCGCGGTGGGCATCACGTCCAGGTGGCTGTGAACATCGGGACCATGAGCGTCGGCAAGGGCCAGGACTTCGAGGCGATGGCGCAGCGGCTCGGCGATCATGTCGCCAAGCGGATGCTGGCCGCGATCGAGCGGGCGGAGGCTTGACGTGCCTCGCACCGGACTCGTCGTCCGCTTGTCCCGCATCGGCGGGGTCACCGGCAAGGGTGTCCTGGCGCAGCAGCTCACGCTGCCCGCGGTCACGGACGACTTCGCTTTCGGGGAGGAGGCCGCCTTCGAGGACTACGACACGGCGACCGGCGGCGAGTACAGTCAGGCCGCGGCCTGGAAGGGCGTCACCCGCCGACGGCTGCGGCGCCTGGATCTGACCTTCATCACGACCGACTTCAGCGCGCCGTGGCTGAATTCCGCGCGCGACCAGGCTGACATCCGGGCGGAGCTGAGCCGCATCCTGCGCTCACGTAGCCCCTTCCGTTTCGAGGCGAACGTGCATCCCGACCCGGGCTATACCGAGCTGGAGATGAACGCGACGCTGCGGTCCATGACGCGCACGCTGCGCCCCGGCACCGCGGGCACCCGCTATTGGGACCTGTCGGTCGTCGAGTGGCGCGACAACGCGATCCAGCGTCGCTCCAGCGTCGTGAGCCGCTCCCGTGGTAAGCAGCTCCCGACAACGCACACCCTGAGGGCGGGGGACACCCTGGCGTCCCTGTCGGAGAAGTATTACGGCTTCTTTGCCGGGTGGCGTCAGATCGCTCAGGCGAACGGCCTCGCGACCTGGGGGCAGAACACGCCGCTTACCCAGGTTGGCGGCTACAGGGTCGGCAAGACGAAGATCAAGATCCCCGAGAAGCCGGATCTCGTCAGCGACAACCAGTACAGCGGCGGGCGCTCCGGCAGCTCCCCTCAGTACAGCGGCAATGGCTGATACTCACGAGCCCGACCTCCGACGCTACTACAGCTTCAAGGCCCCCGAGTTCGAGCCGGGCGACATGGTCTTCTCCGTCGCGCTCGTGCGGCCCGGGGCGAGCACCCTCCCGCTCGATGCGGTCCTGGAGGACCTGGAGTGGACGGACGAGAACGAGCTGCTCGCGGGCACGTGCACCCTCCGGCGCCCCGATTCGGGGAACCCGGCGAGCCTGCCGATCGGGCGCGGCCACCGCGTGCGGCTCCGTACGCAGTGGGGCGGCGAGGACTACGAGCTGTGGCAGATGCGCGTCCAGATCCCGTCGATCGAGGACGGCACCGTCCTCCCGATCGAGCTGCGTGACGACATGGATCTCGTGCGGCGCACAAAGAAGGATCGGCTGGCGCGCAAGAACAAGCGTCACCCGCGAGGGGTGCTCCCACACGACGCGCTTCGCGAGGCCGCCCGCCGGGATGGCGTGCAGCTCGGCGCCATCGCGGAGACGAAGACCCGCATCCGGCACCTCTCAAAGAAGGCGTGCAACTTGCTCGATTGGGCGAAGGCGCTCTACAAGCGCGAGACGGACAAGACGGGTCGCGCGTTCGTGTTCCGGATGCGGGACGGCCGCTTCGAGGTGGTGCCCTACGGGCGCAACCGGATCGCCTATCGGTTCGGCTCCCAGATCCAGACGTACAGCATGCAGCGCGTCGGGGCCCAGAAGCCCGTGACGGTCGTCACCGGCCGGGGGCGTGTCGGGAAGGGCAGGCGTGCGCGGAAGCTGACCTACACAGCTACCAGTAGCGTCGTCCAGCGCCTCGGCTACAGCCACGACGAACACGACTTCGGGGTGGTTGACGACCTCGCGGATCTTCGCTCCCAGACCCGCCGCTACCTTGCGCGCAAGCTCCGGCTCCGCAAGGCCATCACGATCACCGTCCCGCTCGTGCCGTTCGTCCGGCGTGGGGACGCGGTGATCGTGGATCTCCCCGAGGAGGGCTTCAAGGGCGAGGAGGCGTTCATGTTCGTCGCGAGCGCGACGCACTCGATGAACGCGGGCTCCCGCACGACGGTCCTGGAGCTGGTCGAGACGGATCACTTCGCGAAGTACCAGGAGGAGCAGGAGAAGGAGCTGCGCGAGAAGAAGCGGCGCGAGCGTCGAGCGAGGGCGAACTGATGGCCGTCCAGTTCGAGCAGGAGATCCTCGACGGCCAGCGCGCCTGGACGTACTCGCAGGCGGCCTTCGAGGGCGGCACGGTGCGCGAGCTGACCGAGGCCGCGACTCTCGGCTGGTACGGCACCCGCACGCATGTCCTGGAGGGTGCGTTCGGGGTGGTGCGCCCCGGCCTGGAGGACCTCGTCGGCGAGGTGGTCCGCTTCACGTATCAGCGCCGGGCGGCGGTCATCTACCTCCTCGCGGTCCGTGACATCCCCCAGGACATCGCCGTCACCCGGCGCGCGTGGATGGCGCTCGCCCCGCTCTACCAGGCCGAGATCGAGCCCCTGATGGAGCTGGTCGCGTGACCGACGTCTGGGACCAGCTCGTCGACCGGCTGCGCGACATGCACCGCTCGGACTCCGAGCGCGCCACGTCGAGCCATGCCCGGTTCGAGGTCATCAAGCTCTCGCCGCTCCGGCTGCGCGAGCTGGGCGGGGATCTCCTACTCGACGATGACGACGATGACGTGGAAGTCAGTCGCGCGGTGCGGCGTGCGGTGCCCCCGCTCGCGGTGGGGGACAAGGTCGTGGTCCGCGAGGACGCTGACGGCTACGTGGTGACGGAGGTGCTCGACGATGCCTGACGCGATCGACCTCGGCTTCACGCTGCTACCCGCTGACGATCCCGCCTCGACGCCCGAGGCCGATCTCGCGGATGCCGAGGCGTCGGCTCTCGCGCCGGACTTCGCAAGCGCCTCCCAGGAGGCGCCGGAGCCACTCGGCCGGTCATGGCTCCTGGATTGGGACATCGGCTGCTTCCGGCGGCGCGGGGATTCCGCGGTCGTCGTCGCTGGGCTCGACGCGCTCGCGCAGTGGTGCCAGATGGCTCTGCACTCCGCACGTTTCGCGCACCAGGTTTTCAGCGACGACTTCGGGGTGGAGCAACCGGAGGAGATCATCGGGCAGATCCCCACTCCGGCGATCATCCGCGACTTCGGGCGCCGCATCGAACGGGCCCTACTTGTGCACGACCGGATCGCGAGCGTGGAGAACTTCGAGGCGCATGTTGTCGATGCGGGCGCCGCGATCGAGCTGGACTCCCTAGACGTCATCACCGACGAGCAGGACGTCCTTTCGCTGGCCGGGACCATCCTGGAGATCGGAGACATCTGATGGCGGCACCTTCGGACATCCTCAGCCTCACCCCCCTGTTCCCGAACGAGGACGAGGACGCCATCCTCGCCCGGATGCGGGGCTGGGCGAACGAGGGCCTGGACCCCGTCCTGGACGCGGAGCAGTGGGTCGATGTGCGAGAGGGGAGCCTCTGGCAGACCCTCACCGAGAGCTGCCGCCGGGAGATCGCGCGGCTCTACGATCGCGCCGGAACGGAGGCGGTCGCTGCCGCGTTCGTGAGCCTGGCGTGGGGCGAGTACCTCGACCTGCACGCTGAGCAGAGGGGCCTGGAGCGCAAGGCGGGCACCGTCGCGACCGGCAACGTCCAGTTCTACGGGACCGAGGATGCCGTCATCGAGCCGGGCACCCGCGTGATCGCTGCCGCAACCGGTGAGCTGGACCCGCCGACGTTCGAGACGATCAACGAAGCGGTCGTCGGCGCGCTCGGGTCTGTCACGGCCGCTGTTCGCGCCGTCGACATCGGGTCCTTCTACAACGTCGGTCCGTACACCGTCACCCTCATCGAGGGCGCCGTCACCGGCGTGGACGCCGTCCAGAACATCGACGCGATCGTGGGCGGCACGGACGCCGAGGTCGATCTCCCGCTGCGCAACCGCACCCTGGACGCCTCGAAGGACACGGGCGCCCCGAACGCCGAGCTTCTCCGGACGTGGGCGCGCGACTACCCGGGGATCGGGGAGGCCACGATCATCCCGCTCGCCTACGGGCCCGGCACGGTGCTCGTGGTGGTCTTCACGGCTGACAACGGCCCGGTGAGCGCGGACACGGTCCGCGGCTTCCAGCAGCAGGTCGATCCGCCGAAGGCGAGTACGGTCCTGACGTCCTCGGCGATCCTGCCTCAGGCGACGCTGGCGGTGCAGACGACCGCGGGCTTCCGGACGGCGGGCGCGGTGCGACTCGGGTCGACGATCGTCAACTACACGGGGCTGACCCCGACGACGTTCACGGGCTGCACCGGCGGCACAGGCACCTACACCTCCAACACTGAGGTCAGTCAGGGCGGCCGGGGCGGCGGGCTCGCTCCCGTCGGCTTGAACGTCGTGGTCCGCACCGCGGTGATCCAGCCGCTCACGCTCGCCGTGACCCTGGAGACGGAGACGGGCTACAGCCTGGACGGGTTCGGGTCCACCCAGGCGATCCGGCAGGACATCCGTGACGCGGTCGAGGACTACGTGGAGAGCGTCCCGCCCGGCGGGGAGGTCGTGATCGCGCAGATCAAGGGGCGCGTCGCGACTGTCCAGGGCGTGCATGATGTCGGCTCGGCAACGATCGGCGGGTCCAGCGTCAACCTCGACCTGACGGATGACCCGCCGACCGTCGCGACCATCGGCAGCCTCCTCCTCACCGACACGGTCCTGTAGTGCCGTATCCCAGCCCGACCACCTACCCGGGGCCCGACCTGTTCCCGGGCATCTTCTCCTCCGAGGAGGGGGGAGGAGGGCGCGAGGACGTCGGCTCCTGGCCGCCGCTCGCGCTGAGGTGGCTGCGCTACCTGCCGCCCGCGATCCAGGAGGTCTACGAGGTCCGGGCCGTCATCTACGCACTCGCGAAGGAAGCGATCCTCGCGGACGCCCGGATGACGTGGCTGATCGAGCAGATCTTTCCGCAGCTCGCCAACCACGAGGGGCTCAGCATCGCGGAGGCGACGCTCGGGATCACCATGGCCCCCGAGGGCGTTGACCTGGAGGAGCGTCGCGAGATCGTGATGACCTATCTGCGGTCCTTCCGCTCCAGCGGCTCGGGTGCTTCCTGGGAGCGCGCCGTGACGGAGCTGATCGGCGCGGGCTGGGACTACTTCGAGCATGACGTGGACGATCCGACCGCCGCCGATCCGAACACGGTGGAGATCCGGCTCCCGTTCGCGCCGGACTCCGACCGTTACGCCCAGGTGCAGCGTCTCCTCAGGGCGATCACTGGCGTCGGTATTGAGCTGAGCTTCGACACGGAGGGTGGCTTCATCCTGGACACGTCCGACTTGGACGTGGAGCAGATGCGATGATCGCGACGATGCCCCGGCGCCGCTCGAAGCCTGTAGAGGACAAGCGCGCGCGGCAGAAGCGGTCGCAGCGCGTGATGCAGCTCGCGCTCCAGGCGCTCGTCGCCCGCGAGGCTCGCAAGCGCCGGAAGGACCGACCGGATGTCTAAGAACTGGCAGAGCTTCCCGCGCGGCTCCGAGCTGCCGTCCTTCTACATGAACGCCCTGGCGGAGTTCATCTCCACCCAGGTATCGAACTTCCGGCTGACCCTCCTCAACTCGACCACGATCCAGGTGGTCGCCGGGACCGTCGATGACCTCGTCGCGATCGGCATCGACGGGCAGTGGCGCTACAACACGGCGACGGTCACGCGCAACGTGTCCGGCACCGCGGGCGCGTACGACGTCTTCGTGACCGCCGCGGCGACGAGCGTCAGCAACTCGCCGCAGGTCTTCACGGACAACACGAACTACTCGTTCGCGCTGTCGGTTGTGGCGGCGGGCGGCTCGCCGACGATCGTTCCCGGCAGCGTCGACATCCACCGCAAGGTCGGCAACCTCGTGTGGTCCGGGACGGCGATCACCGCCCTGTTCCAGACTGTCGGCGGCGCGGGCGCGGCGGCGCACGCCACGACGCATGAGACGACCGGCCAGGATCCGATCGCGTCCCTGCCGACGGCGGGGCAGAAGCAGGCGCTCGCAGGCTCCTCGGGGACCCCGGGGTCCGGCAACCTCTACGTCACCGCGGCCGATGCGCGGCTCCCGACGACCGACGAGAACAACGCGCTCCAGGGCACGGACGGCTCCCCGAGCAACTCGAATCGCTACGTCACCTCCACGGACACGCGCGTCGCGCGTTCGTTCATCAGCGTCGGTCCGCTCCCGGCATCGCCCGTGGACGGCCAGGAGGTAGACGTTCTGGTCGACGCGGCGCTCGGCACAACCTGGAGGTTCCGCTACCGGGCGGCATCGTCAGGGTCCTACAAGTGGCATTTCGTGGGCGGCTCCGCGCTCCAGGGCGAGGTGGAGACGAACACGACGATCACCGGCAACTACGGCACGAGCCCGACCTCGCCCGCGCTCGTGATCGCTTTCCCCGGCGACTACCTCGTGCGCTACGGCGCGACCGTCAGCACAAACGACTGGACGACCAGCCGGATCGGTCTGCACGTCAGCGCGTCGCTCGTGGACGAGATCCCTCACTCGCACGTCAACGCCGGGGTCGGGTCCTCCCAGGAGATCGCGATCGGCCGCACGAAGCGCGTCACGAGCGCGTCCGCGAACTTCTCCGTCGACCTTCGCTACGCGACCTCTCTGGGGGCGCCCGGCACGTGCGACGTCAGCAACCGTTGGGTCGAGGCGACGCCCATCCGGGTGTCCGCATAGGAGGCAGGGCCATGGCTGTGAAGGACTGGAAGAAAGCACTGGTCGCCCGCCGGGCGCTGGAGAAGCGCGCGAAGGACGAGCACACCCGCGCGCAGCTCGCGCTGGAGCGGGCACGTGCCGCGGACCTGCATCCGCGCACGGCGCTCGTGATCGCGCGCGACAAGGCCAGCGCGAAGCTCCGACTCCGGCGCCGCCAGGTTGCGGAGGCCGAGAAGGCCGTCAAGGCGATCTCGGGACGCGCCCCGAAGCTCAGCCCGGAGATCACGGTCATCAGTCCGAACCGCTCCAGCCGCAACGGCGTGAAGCCCCGGATCATCGTGCTGCACATCACCGTGTCGCGGAACATGGCCGGGATCACCGACCTGCGCGGCATGGCGGAGTACGGGGCCCGCCCATCCTCGAAGGTGTCCTGGCACATCCTCGTGGACGGCGAGGGCTTCGACGCCCGCTGCGTCCCGGACGCCGAGAAGGCGTGGACCCAGGCTGCCTACAACTCCGTGGCGCTCTCGATCGAGCAGATCCAGCCCGCGGACATGCCGCGCGAGAAGTGGCTGAGCGACTACCGGCCGCAGCTCGAAACGGTGGCCGGGTGGATCGCTAAGTGGAGCGTCACGCACGGCATCCCGATCCGGCATTCGACCTCGTCCGGGGTCTGCCAGCACCGCGATCTCGGCGCCGCCGGGGGCGGTCACGCGGACGTGGGCCCCGGCTATCCGTTCGATTGGGTGCTGGAACGCGCCCGCAAGTATGCGCTCGCGCTTGAGCGGGCCTGACAGAGGAGGCTCCCATGCCTGATGAGATGGTCAAGGCGCTCTCGTCCCAGATCGGGCGAGTCGTCGCGTTCGTGCTTACTCCGCTCCTGACTGCTGTGCTCGTGCCGCTCGCGGTGTGGCTCCAGAAGGAGCTGGGCGTGCACCTGGATACGGTCGAGACGGTCGGCTACATCGTTGGCCTCGCCGCCGCGATCACGGGCGGCGCCGTGACGTGGCTGGTTGGCCGCTGGAAGTTCGAGCAGGCCGCAGCACTCGCCGCCGCCCCTCCGCGCGAGGTCCCGCCGGGCGGTACGGGTACGCCACTCGTTCGCTAGTACGCTCGCGACGGGATTGGCGGCGCCTCCTGCCCGCGCCGCCGTCCCGTTCCTGGAAGGGACGTCTGAGCCCCCGGTCCGCCCCCGGGGGCTCAGTGCGTTCTAGGCCGCGTCGGGGATGACCTCGATCATGCCAGCTCCTCCGTCCAGTAGCGCTCCACGAGGGTGCCGTCCTCCAGGCTCAGGATCGTCACGGTTCGGTTGCGACCCAGGAGAATCTGGTCGCGGTTGTCGACCATGAATTGCGCGACCCGTCGCGCCTTCGCGAGCGAGCGGCCGCCCTCGCGGTCCACGCCCTTGTCGTCTTGGCGCCCGTCGTAGCCCTTGAATAGACGCACCAGGTAGCGAGCCTCGGCGCTCATGCCAGTTCCCAGCCCAGCATGGTCGACCGCTGGCACGACTGGTACTTCCACCACGCGCAGATTTTCCGCCAGGCGCTCATTCCTTCTCCGTTCTCGCTCACGGGAGGATGGTAGCACTCCTACCACAAGAGCGCAACGATCTTGACGAGTGCCGACGCGCCAGATCCTCGCTTCCGGGTGGTAAGACTGATACCATGTCGGGACAGTCAACGAGCCCCAGATGGGAGGGCGAATGACGTCAGGAGAGATGGTCGTGAGGGAGCCGGGAGCCGCTATCGCGGCTGCCGCGGGCGCCGCGATCACGGAGGAGGACTTCGGAGTCACGTGGCGGGTGGCGGGGGCGTTCGCGGCTTCCGGCATGTTCGGGGACAAGGTCAGCGCGGAGCAGGCGTTCGCGAAGATCCTCATCGGTCGGTCGCTGGGCCTCGGCCCCGCTCAGGCGATGCTCGGCATCCACCTCGTGAAGGGCAAGCCGCAGGTGTCCGCCGTCACGATGGGCATGTTCCTGCGCGCGCACGGATACGACTACCGGATCCGCGCGCACGACAATGAGCGCTGCCGGATCGAGTTCTTCGAGGGCAAGGCGTCGGAGGGCGGCGAGTCGCTCGGCTTCTCCGAGTTCACCGCGGAGGACGCCAAGCGCGCCGGGCTCGACAAGCCGAGCCGCAATGGGGAGCCGTCGAATCACGTGCGGTTCCCGCGCAACATGTCCTTCTCGCGTGCCATGAGCAACGGCGTCAAGTGGTACGCGCCGGACGCGACGGCGGGGATCCCCGTCTACGGCGAGGGCGAACTGGAGCAGGAGGCGGAGCGCACGCAGCTCGTCAACGGCGAGCGCGGTGGCGTTCTCCCCGCGGGCCCCGCCGACGTCGAGGCGGTCGAGCGGGTGCGTGCGGCGCTGGAGGCCGGGGTCGACGAGACGGTCCAGCTCGCGCACGACGGCGAGGCGGAGGAGCTGCCCGAGAAGCTCGATGAGCGCGAGCAGGAGCCCGGCGACGTCGAGGACGGCCTGGACGAGCGCGAGCGCGAGCGCCGCCGCCACATCGAGGCTGACCGCGAGCTGGCCGAGGAGGGGTGATGGAGCTTTCCGCTGAGCAGGACCGAATCCGCGTCGCGGTGGAGGACTTCGAGGGCCTCCTCAAGGTCGCGACGATCCCACAGGTCGCCTCCCCGCTCGTGGCGTACGGAGAGGCGGCGCTTGTCGCGCTATCGACGCTGGAGCACTACGGCGTCGATCGGCGGTCGGCGATCACGCTGCTTCAGCAGCTCGCGCTGGAGGTTGGGTGGCCCGAAGGGTCGGGGGGCTCCTGATGGGCCACCTCTACCACCCAGCTCCGCCACTCGATCCCGTCGACCTCCAGGAGGCGCTGGGCATGTACCCGCGCCTCCGGCAGTCCCTCCTCGCGAAGATGGACATGTGCCACCTGTCGGCGCTGTTCGATCTGCGCTACGCGAACGGCTGGAGCACACACCCCCAGGCCGCCGGGACCCTGTTCCATCGGACGATGGCGGAGATCCTCCAGACCCTCCAGCGCACGGGGGAGCAACAGATCCCCGAGCAGGAGGCGATGGAGATCCTCTACGAGCAGGCCCGCCAGCGCGGCGTGCCGCTCCACGAGCGCATCTGCGTCTCGGCGCACGACCTGAAGCTCGTGCGCCAGGGCGTGCTGAAGATGACGCACCACAAGTTCACGGTCGACCGGATCGTGGCGATCGAGCGGCGCCTGAAGTGCTTCGTGCGCTACCAGAACGATGCGGGCGTCTGGGTGGACCGGGAGATCACCGGGCAACCTGACGCGATGCTCCTCGGGGATGAGCCGGACGAGATGGTCGTGCTCGACTGGAAGCTCACCTGGGGGCTACCGCCGGAGCCCCGGGACCCCGAGAAGCAGGACTACGACGACACGGTCCGCATCAGCTACGAGGGGTACATCCAACAGAGGATCTACTCGCTTCTGGTGCTGCGCACCCTGCCGCAGATCAACCGTGTCACGCTGCGCGAGTTCTACCCGTTGTGGGGGCAGGCCCGGAACGCGACGATCCTGCGCTCCGACCTGGAGCACATCGAGCGCGAGGTGGAACTACTCGCCGAGCAGTTCGATACGGCCGTCATGGCCGGGTCCTTCCTCGCGGGCACGCAGCAGGAGGGGGATGCGTGGCCCGCAAGTCCTGGGAAGCACTGTTCGTTCTGCGCTCGTCCCGGGGCATGCCCGATCCGGCGCGAGGTGCGCGGGGAGGGCGCCATCGAGACGTCGGAGCAGGCCGAGCGGGCCGCCGCTGAGCGCGAAGTCGTGAGCGTGATTCGCGACCAGCGCACGAAGGCCACGAAGGCGTGGGTGGAGACGCACGGCCCGATCCCCGTGAAGGCGGCGAAGGGCCGCCGGATGCTCGGGTGGGTGACGAACGGGGGCGGCAAGCGCGCTTTCAAGACGTACACGCCGGACGACTCCGACATGGCCCCGCACGACCCCCGGCTGGAGCGGGCGATGGAGGAGAGCGCGCGCGAGGCGGAAGCGGCGACATGAACACGCTCGACGTGCTGCGCGATCTCGTGGAGCTACTCAACCCGAACGCCCGCGTCGTGGAGTGCGCGAGCGACCCACATGGGTGGATGGCAGACGGCCATGCGGAGATCTGGGAGGGCGCCCGCTATCTCGGGACGATCACTATGGGCCCGGACGGCGGCCTGCGCTGGAGGACTAGGTGAAGCGCGGACCGGGCCCCCAGCGCAAGACGGCGCTGGGGCGCTCCTCCGCCCCGCTCAGCCGCTCGAAGGGGCTCACGCGGGGGTCTGGACCCCGGGAGCCGCAGACGGCCTCCCAGCGCGTCGTCTTCAAGGCGCGCACCCCCGCCCGTGTTCGTCGGTGCGCGATCTGCAACCGGCAGGCACGCGCCTACCACCACGCGATCCCGCAGCAGGTCCTCCGGCGGCACGTGTCGGGGCTCCGTCTCCCCGAGCCGGACGCGCGCCGCACTCTCCGGCGACTCCTGCGCGATGAGCGCAACCTGGTCCCGACGTGCGTGGCATGCCACGGGGACCAGGAGCAACCCGGCGTGAAGGATCGCCCGATCCGCCTGCGTCACCTCCCGGACAGCTTCTGGGAGTTCGCGGACGAGCTGGGCGAATGGGCGCGCGTCCGGGCCGAGACGCTGTACGCCGCATGACGCGGTAGCTTCCCTACCACCCAACCAGAGGAGGCCACATGGCCGAAGACGTGCACGACCCGATCGCCCCCGACTCGATCGAGGGCATGACAGAGAACGGGACGCACCCCGAGGACGACAACGGGCAGCTCGCGATCCTGGAGTTCGGGGAGGAGAAGCT